ATGCCCAGGGCAAACCAGCTGCTAGTCCAGAACAAGCTACAATGTTTTCCTTTGACTACAAAGGCGAATCCGGCAAGGACTATGGCACCGTTGTTATTATGTTTAACGGTGTAGACATGGATGTTTTCTTTGGCGACAATGTTGGTAAAAGTATGGAGCCAGAAGACAAAAAAGGCTGGTTCGACGGGTTTCTATTCCAGTTACGGCAGTTTGCAAAACGCAATGTTCCGGGCACATTTAATTTACAAGACTTAAACAAATTAAAATATAGTATGCAAGGTCAAGCGGCAATTAGTGAAGGATTGTTTGAATCTTGGCAAGGAAAAAAAGATGTATCTTATAACGCAGATGCGACTCAAGCCAGACTGATGATCAAGCATAAACGCAATATTGGCGAAGGCGAAGCTCGTTATCGCAACATACAATCATTGTTCATTGAAACAGCAGATGGAGAAAGATTTAGACTGCCGTTTACAAAATTATCCGCAGGCCGTGCTATGTTAGAACACGTTCGCCAAGGCGGCAAACCTTACGATATTCGTGGTAATCACATTGTTACTATCGTAAATGAAATGAATTTGCTAAGTCGGTTCCGTCGTGCTAACCAAGGAAAAATCTTTGAAGGTGAGACACAACACTTAGTAGAACAAGCAACACACTATTATGAAACATTACAAAACAACTTAAAAAGTTTAAGCACAACTCGCGGCTATTCCAAGTATTTTGAGTCATGGGATCCGGCTGCTCTTACAGACGAAGATGTTATTATTGAAGACTTGCGTCATATGTTTATCGAACAAAATATTGACTCACGCATTGAACAAGCATTGCCTTTATTGGCAAGATTACAAAAGGAAAACGAAATGAAAGAAGCTAACATATTTGAAGATTGGGCTAACCTTATCACTGAAGGCACCTGGGCTGTTCCGGATACCAAAGAAAAACAAGCTCAATTAGTTAGCTTGCTTAGTCAAGAATTACCAGTAGGAGCTGATGCTACTAACGCAACGGAACTACTATATGACTTGTTAGGTGATGACGAATTGTTTGACCGTTTAGAAGAATTAGCCGAACAAGATGCCAACGCAGATGCTCGCGAAGTCATCCTTAATCGCTTGGAAGATTTAAAAAGTAATAGTTCTGTAGCACAAGTAATTGGACAATTAAAAAACCCTGCTCCAGACGCACAAGAGCCAGTTCAAGAAAGTGCCGGTGATGTAATGTTTAAAGATCAAGACAAACTTGACCGCTTAGAAAGATTGCGTGACTTAGCACGTCGCATGGGTAACACAGAAAAAGCCGCAAGACTTGACGCAGAGATTAAAGCTATCCATGCCGCTAATCCAGTAGGAAGTCAGGACCAAGGTCACTTAGAAAAATTTGCTCCAGGGAGAGCTGGCAGAGACGAAGAACATTTACGCAAGTTGGCTAAACAATGGTGCGAAGCTGAAGAAGATTATGACGCACAAGAAGCTGCCGAAGAAGCCCTTGCTAAATTTGGCTATGGCATTAGTGAAATTGAAGACGGATCAGAAGCTGTTCAGTTAGTTCCAACTGGCGAATATATGATGGACTGGAATGACAATGATATTATTGTTTTTAATCCAGAAGATTTAAACGAAGCCAGTCAAGTTTACGATCCTTTTACTAAAAAGATGGTAGCCAGGAAGCCTATTAAAGTAAAAATGGGCGGTGGTTATCGTAAAACTGATCCTACAACAGGCAAAGTTATTGACTCGTCGGATCCAAGTGAGATCGGTAAGCACAAGGACGAGCTAAAAGAAGATGAAGATAATCCAGTAGCTAATGCTATTACACGTCGTATTATGATGCAACGCACAGACTTATTAAAACAATACGGTCCACAATTAGTTACTGCCGCTATTGATAATGTAGCTGACTATGTTGGTGATGTAGAAGAAATTGGTTCAAGCGATGTTAGTGGATGGATTAATCAAGTTGAGCGTATGCTTAAAGAAAATCCACCAGAAGCATTTGCCGAACAGCAAGTAAACAAATTAAACCCAGAATGGAAAGAATACGAACGTCGTGTAACTGAATTAGAGAAAAAAGGGTTATCACGCAGTGACGCACAAGGTGTAGTTGATGCTGAAATGATGCAAAAGAAACCAGTTAACGAACTAAGTATTGATACATTAAAAGACTATATCAAAAAAGCAAGTAGCTCTGGAGAAGAAAATTCTGCCAGCAACTTAGCAAGCCGTGCTGCACATAAATTGGCAACAGGCGACGAAGATGATGGCGAAGCAGATGACCATAAGTCATTTATGCGCAGCAAAGGCATACACAAAGCAGTTGACCGTTTAACACAAGAAGCAAGTGATTCAGTTAAATTAGGACCAGATGGTAAACCTGTAGCATGGAGTCACGAAGGTGACTGGGAAAAGATTCCTACACGCAAAGGCAAGCCAGTAGATCCACGTGGTGAAGTTACTCATATGAGTGATGTAGCACGTCGTAAAGCAGAAGAATTAAAAGAACTAAGCCCAGATACATTAAAAAGCTATGTTGCCCACGCAGTTTCGGACCGTGCTATGCGCAATTTTGACCAAGGTGTAGATATGGGCAAATCAATGAATGACCGTATGCCAAAATTTGATAAAGAAAATCATCGCAAAGATGATCAACGCAGCAGTGGTATTCGTAAAGCTCTTAACCGTTTGGAAGAAAGCGGCATGAGTGAAGTAGATATTCTATTACAAGATATTGCTCGCGATAATGTTGACATTTATGACATTTACGCTAATCCAAAAACAAATATCGAAAAATTTGTTTCAAACCAAATACACGATAAAGTTGAGCAACTTACGATCGACCAAGGTTATCATCCAAAAGATGATATTGAAAAAATGTTACAAATAATCTATGATGATTTGCAAAAAGATTATGGTGTTGACGAAGGATTGGACGGTCGTATTGCTGGCACAGTAGCCGGCGGCGCATTAGGCGGCCCAGTTGGTGGCGTTATTGGCGGTGCTATCGGTGATGAACTTACCGATGAAACAGTAGGCGGCGGCAATTGGTTAGAAGAAACAACAGCACTAACAGGACAGTATGGGCATTCCGGTAAAATGGAACCAGTGGAAGGTGCTGATGAAGATATGATGGCCCGTATCAAATTCTTAGCAGGCATTAGAGAAAACGATACACCGGTAGAAAATCCAGCAGATTCCAATTTAACTGCTATGAAATCTATCAGTTCTATCTTTCTTAGATAAATAAACATACAAAAAGAAATGGCTAACCTAGTTAGTCGTTTTACTTGTAAACACAGACCTAGATGTGTATAATAACTAGGCAAGCAACGTAATTTAATCTAGTAATATAGATAGGCAACACATTTTATACAACTTAGAAAGGCAACTTAAAATGGCATCACTCTCAGAAATCCGTGCTCGTTTATCGGCACAAGAAGGCAAACAAGGTAATCAATCACAAGGTGACTCCGCAATTTATCCATTATGGAATATTGCAGAAGGTACATCTTCAACACTTCGCTTCCTCCCAGATGGCAATACAAAGAATACATTCTTCTGGCAAGAACGAGCAATGATTCGTTTACCATTCAATGGTATCAAAGGCGAATTAGAATCCAAACAAGTACAAGTTCGTGTACCTTGCGTAGAGATGTGGGGCGACACTTGCCCAATCCTTACGGAAGTACGCACTTGGTTCAAAGACAAATCCTTAGAAGAAATGGGTCGCAAGTATTGGAAAAAACGTGACTATATTTTCCAAGGCTTTGTTCGCGAAAACGCATTGACAGACGACAAAGTTCCAGAGAATCCAATCCGCCGTTTTATTATCGGCCCACAAATCTTTACGTTAGTTAAAGGTGCGTTGATGGATCCAGAATTGGAAGAATTGCCAACAGACTATTTGCGTGGCTTAGACTTCCGTATTACTAAAGGCTCCAAAGGTGGCTTTGCTGACTATTCAGGTTCCAAGTGGGCTCGTAAAGAATCAGCATTGTCTGAGGCTGAACAAGCAGCAATTGAGCAGTATAGCTTGTCTGACTTATCGACATTCTTACCTAAGCGTCCAGGCGAAGTTGAACTGAAAGTTATCAAAGAAATGTTTGAAGCTTCAGTAGACGGACAGAGCTATGACGCAGAGCGTTGGGGTCAATACTTCCGCCCAGCAGGTGTATCAGCACCCGCAGGTAGTGTTGCTCCAGCAGCAACTGTAGAAGAAGATGCTCCAGCGGCCAAAGCGGCTCCTGCTCCAGTGTCCAGCTTTGATGAAGAAGATGATGTTCCAGTAGCAAGTGCTCCGGTACAAGCTGCTCCAGCATCTGACAAAGCTCAAGACATTTTAGCAATGATCCGTGCTCGTCAAAAAGCGTAATCACTAAGCCAAAATAATAGCACAAGGGGCAACTCTTGTGCTATAATATCTATTATCAACACAAAGGAGTCAATATGGCCAAGGCTTTTGACGTATCAAAATTTAGACGCGATATCACCAAGTCCATCGATGGGCTTAGTATTGGATTTAACGATCCAACAGATTGGATCAGCACAGGCAATTTTGCCCTAAACTATCTTATTTCTGGCGACTTTAACAAAGGTATCCCATTAGGCAAAGTAACAGTATTTGCTGGCGAGTCCGGAGCAGGTAAATCATATATTTGTTCTGGTAATATTGTTAAAAACGCACAAGATCAAGGCATTTTTGTTATTTTAATCGATTCAGAAAACGCACTTGACGAGAAATGGTTACACGCATTGGGTGTAAATACAGCCGACGATAAACTTCTCAAGCTAAACATGGCTATGATTGATGACGTGGCAAAAACTATTTCAACATTTATGGCAGACTACAAAGCATTACCAGATGGCGAGCGTATGAAAGTGTTATTTGTTATCGACTCGTTAGGTATGTTGCTTACTCCAACTGACATGAATCAGTTTGAAGCAGGCGATTTAAAAGGTGACATGGGCCGTAAACCTAAGGCACTTACCGCATTAGTTCGTAACTGCGTTAATATGTTTGGTAGTTTTAATGTAGGGTTAGTATGTACTAATCATACATACGCAAGTCAAGATATGTTTGATCCGGATGACAAAATCTCTGGTGGTCAAGGATTTATCTATGCTTCAAGTATTGTTGTTGCTATGAAGAAAATGAAGCTCAAAGAAGATGAAGATGGCAACAAAGTAACAGAAGTAAATGGTATTCGTGCTGGATGTAAGATTATGAAAACACGCTATGCTAAACCTTTTGAAGGTGTTCAAGTTAAGATTCCTTATACAACAGGTATGAGCCCATACTCCGGTATGGTGGACTTATCTGAAAAGAAAGGTTTGCTCAAGAAAGACGGCAATCGCTTGATGTATGTTACACTTGATGGCGAAATTATCAAACAGTTCCGCAAGGCTTGGGAAAGTAATGAAGAAGGTTGTTTAGACACAATCATTTCAGAGTTTGGAAAACATCCAGCTGAGCCAATTGAAATAAGTACTGATGATACACAATCGGAGGAATAAAAATGTCAGTTGATTTAGCAAGAGAAATTTATAACGAACTCAAGCGGTATGTTAATTCAGTAGATAAAGATGAAGCGGCAGAAACATTGGTAGCAGTATTAATTGACAATGATATAGATGCTGACGAAATCAAAGCTACATTTAAAAGTGAAACTGAAGTCAAACGAGCTCTTACCAGCTATCTCAAAGATCATCCAGAAGATGACGAAGAGGAAGACGAAGAAGATTTCGAATATGACGATGAAGAGGACGACAACTACTAATGTGGTATAGTCGTGTAACTTCGGATCTAAGCGTAATACCTGATTTTATTGCGCACTACGAATCTGAACTTGATTCAGCTAAACAGGAATGTCGGATAGGTGGTCTTATTGAAAAAAATATCACTACCTTACCCGGCGTTGTTGAACATAGATTTAATCAGCTTCAAGAAATTGAGGCTGTTTTAAATTATCTGAATATACAGTTACGCAAAATTCGTCGCAAATACTTTCAAAAATATTTAGAAGGTTATGCTCGTGCGTTAACCAGTCGCGATGCCGAAAAGTATGTAGACGGCGAAGAAGAAGTTATTGATTTTGAAACACTAATCAACGAATTAGCATTGTTACGCAATCGTTATTTAGGAATTATGAAAGCCATGGAGTCTAAAAACTTTATGTTAGGACATATTGTTAGGTTAAGAGCTGCTGGAATGGAAGATATTCAAGCATAATGTTTAGAAATATAGAAGAATCACACAAGCATAGTTTAGAAACATTAAATCAATTATACAAATACGACGATTTTATGTTGTCTATAGGTACTGTGGCCGATTTAGGATGTGGCTCTAGTCAAGATTTAGAATGGTGGGCATCACGCACTACCAATGATGAACAAGCAGCACCTTTAAATATTAAATGTCAAGGTATTGACATTTTAGAAAACTTGCCTTTAGCATCTAAACATATAAACATGACTTATCAACAAGCTGATTTTGAAGGAGCCTTACATTCTTTTGATAAAGGTTTTGACATACTATGGTGTCACGATGCGTTTCAGTACGCATTAAATCCGATTCAAACTCTTATTAACTGGCGAAAAATTGCTGCGCCTGGAGGAATGTTAGTACTAATAGTTCCACAAACCACCAACATTTATCAAAAAGATTTAGATTTTACTCAGCAAGACGGATGCTATTATCATCATACTATGGTAAGTCTTATCCATATGCTGGCCGTGGCCGGGTGGGATTGTAAAGCAGGATTCTTTAAAAAGAATTTGAATGACAATTGGCTGTATGCTATAGTATATAATAGCGATCAAGAAGCCCGCGACCCTAAAACTACCCGTTGGTATGACTTAGTTGACGCTAAATTATTACCCGAATCCGCCGATAAATCCGTTATGGCTAGAGGATTCTTACATCAAAAAGACTTGGTTTTACCCTGGCTGGACAAGAGCTTAAACTTTATACACCGCTAAAATTGTTGTAAAAATACAACATTTCTTTTGGTTGACAATTAATTCCAATTCAGCTATACTATTAACATAGTAAACAATTAAACAAAGGAAAAGAAAATGGCAATTTATAACGTGACATACACTTGCTACGAAAAAGGTACTTCAAATGTAGTTAGTGAAGGTACTATGCCTATTAACACTAGTTCAGCTTATTTGGCAGAACAAACAGTTATGGCAATGTTTAACGGTACAGAAGTTATTATCCGTTATACAGAAAATGCTTAATTGACAAAAAATTAATTAGGTGTTACAATAGTAACTTAAATTATAAAAGTAGGAGCTAAAAGTATGTCAAAGGTATTAATTAAAAGTGGTGTGTATCGCAATATGCCTGTCAACAATGTTGCGTTTACACTTATTAAAGATTATCAAACGGGAGCCAAAGGAGGCTATGTGACAATAAAATCAGATGGCTTTTTTGGTGAAGAATACGATGAAGTTCGTGTTCGTGTAAGCGGTATCGAAGATATCGAAATTGCGGCTAGCGATATTGCTACAGCAGAACCTGTAATTAAAATTCAACCCGAAGTAGAAACAGATGAAGAAGTAATGAATCGTATTGAACAGCGATTTGAAATTTTACAACAAATGACTCGTGCTACAATCTCTGGTGATGTTCGTGCTATGATTGTAGTTGGCCCTCCGGGTGTAGGTAAGTCATATGGAGTAGAGTTTGAACTTGAGAAATCAGGTATGTTTGATCGTATCTCAGGTAAGAAAATTAAGTATGAAGTAGTTAAAGGTGCTATGACTCCAATTGGACTTTACTGTACATTGTATCGTCACTCTGACGCTAATAACGTCTTAGTATTTGATGACTGTGACTCAGTATTCCAAGATGAATTGGCACTGAACATTCTCAAGGCCGCATTAGATTCAGGTAAGAAACGCAAGATCCACTGGAATTCAGATAGCTCAATGTTACGTCGTGAAGGCGTTCCTGATATGTTTGACTTTAAAGGTGGCGCAATTTTTATTACAAACTTGAAGTTTGATAACATCAAGAGTAAGAAGATGCAAGATCACTTGGAAGCATTACAGTCGCGTTGCCACTTTTTAGATTTAACACTTAACACAATGCGTGATAAGTTTTTGCGTATTAAACAAATCTTCCGTCAGGGCGACTTATTTAAGGATTATGATTTTAGTCCAGAAATTGGCGAAGAAATTTTAGAATTCATGGAAGCTAATCAGACTAAATTGCGTGAGATGTCTTTGCGTATGGCACTTAAACTTGCCGACTTAACCAAAGTTTCCGAAGAAAATTGGAAGGCATTGGCTGTTAGCACTTGTATGAAAAATGTTTAATAAACTAAAAGAACAGGCAGGCATTCAAGATAATCCAGACCAAGAAGGGTTAGACTTGTTTGCCCAGTTAATCATACAAGAATGTGCTGATTTAGCATATACTCATAATATCTTTAGTCATGGTCGAGCCTGGAATTTAGTTATTAAAGACCACTTTGGTCAGCCCATTGTTGATACAGATATACCACTGTATTTAAGAAATTCATAGTACTTGGCAAACTAGGCTAAGTATTTTGGTAGCTCCTGGGCTGTTTTAACAGCTCATTTTATCAGACACCCGTAAAACGGTGTCTGTTTTTTTGCTCTTTGCGTACTAAGTATGCTATAATAAGTGATAATGCGAACCGCTACAATAATAATTAAAGACGAAGTTAACATCAAAATAGAAGGTCTTGAGTTAGACGCCCGTAAAAAACTGGTCAATACTTTCAAGTATGAAATCCCAGGGGCTAGATATTTGCCTGCGGTTAGACTTGGTCGTTGGGATGGCAAAGTAGCGTATTTTCAATTGGGCGGCAGCACTTATACAAACTTACTACCTGAGATTGTTCCTATATTAGAAAGTTTTAACTATGACATCATACTCGATGATCAAAGGGATTATTCTACTAGTTTTACTTTTGAGAGAGTAACCGAAGATACATTTGTTCATCTCAACTGGGGTAAAGGCCATCCTATGGAAGGCCAACCTATTAAACTTCGTGACTATCAAGTGGAGATTGTAAACAACTTTCTAGAAAATCCACAAAGCATACAGGAAGTAGCAACAGGCGCAGGTAAAACTATTATGACCGCGGCACTTAGTCAGCGATGCGAAGTCCACGGCAGAACTATTGTAATTGTTCCTAATAAATCGTTAGTCACGCAAACAGAAAAAGACTATCGAGGACTAGGATTGGATGTGGGAGTTTACTTTGGTGATAGAAAAGAATGGGGTAAGACACATACCATTTGTACTTGGCAATCCTTAAACATCTTACTTAAAAATACTAAAATTGGGTCAGATGTTACTATTCAAGATTTTATCGAAGGCGTTGTTTGTGTCATGGTTGACGAATGTTTTGCTGCTGATAGTAAAGTTTTAACACCTTCGGGATATGTAGCAATCAAAGATATTAAAGCGGGCGATACAGTTATTAATTATTCAGAAGATACAAAAGAATTTAAGACCGACATCGTAGTTAAACAGCATATAAATTTAACCAATTCCTCTAGTGAAAAAATGTACGATTTGGAGTTCGACAATGGAAATAAAATACAAGTTACTGGAAACCATAAATTTTTAACTAACGATGGATGGATACGGGCAGATAGATTGACAAAAAACCACGAAATAATATATACTAGTATAAATACAGTTAACTAAAGCGAAAGTATTTATGAAACAGTCAGCCCAACAAATGATAGATCGATTTAACGCTAAGATGATAGACCATAATCAACTTACCAGAGTTATTGCGTATTCGGGCAACAGTATAACGTTATCGACGGGAGTAACTTTGATTGATAATGATAAAGATAGATTTTGCAGAAGATTATTAAGCACTAAAACTATATTATGGGTTAGTAACATTGATAACTTACTAAACGGGTCAATCACTACTAACGAGATTAAGGCTATGTTATCCTCTATTGGTGGCAACGCAGTTCAGGAAAAATATGGAGATATAATTAAACAAAACCTTAATACTGGTACTCCGTGGAATGCTGGCACCAAAGGACAAAATATAGGCACACTCAGTCCTAGACCGCAATCAGTCAAAGATAAAATTAGTAAAAAAAATTCTGGTTATAGCAACGGTATGTACGGGATCAAAATGTCAGTTGCTGATAAACAAGTAAGATCTGATATTATGAAAAAGAAAATATTAAACGGGGAATTTACCCCGAATAGTAATAACAGAAATACCCACTGGGATTCGACATTCGACAATAAGCCTTACCGATCAAGTTGGGAAGCGTTATACCAATTTATTAATCAATCTGCCGAATATGAAACATTGCGAATCAAATATAATTTACAAGGTATCACAAAAGTCTATATAGTTGACTTTGTGGATCATCAAAACAAAATAGTAGTCGAAGTTAAACCGCGTGAATTATGTGTGGGCGAAAAATTTAACTCAAAAATTATAGCATTGCACGAGTGGGCAAAAATAGCAGGATATACTGTGACTATAGCTGATCAAGATTGGCTACGATTGCAAAATATAGATATTGATTACTCACGATTTGATGACAATACAGCAAGAAAAATTAAAGCATTATATGAAACTAATTAAAAAAACTGAAATAACTAAACCGGCAGAAGTATATAATTTACATATAGAAAACAATCACAACTATGTAGTAGACGGGGCAGTAGTATCAAATTGTCATATGGCAAAAGCCGATGCCCTGAAAAATTTAATGACAACAGTCATGAGTCGTATTCCTATTCGCTGGGGACTTACTGGCACCGTACCTAAAGAACCATATGAGTTTCAAGCACTCAAGGCCAGTTTAGGTCCAGTTATCAATCAATTATCGGCATCAGAATTACAGGACAGAGGTGTATTAGCACAATGTCACGTGAATGTTGTACAGCTAATAGACCACGCAGAATTTGCGAATTATCAAAGTGAATTAAAATTTTTGCTAGAAGATAAAGATAGGCTTGCTGTAATAGCCGCACTTGTAGAAAAAGTTAAAGCAACAGGCAACACGCTAGTGTTAGTGGACCGTGTAGCGGCAGGACACGCACTAGTAGAATTATTAGGCGACCGAGCAGTATTTGTATCGGGCGCAACAAAAGGAACCAAACGTGATGAAGAATATGCAGAAGTTGCTGATGTGGACGATAAAATTATTGTTGCTACCTATGGTGTTGCTGCTGTGGGTATTAATATTCCCCGTATTTTTAATCTTGTGCTGGTGGAGCCTGGTAAATCATTTGTTAGGGTTATCCAATCAATTGGACGAGGCATACGAAAGGCCGAAGACAAAGATCACGTGGAAATTTGGGACGTCACAAGTACCTGCAAATTCGCAAAACGACATTTAACCAAACGCAAAGTATTCTATAGAGAAGCCAACTATCCGTTTACTCAAGAAAAATTGGAATGGAAATAAAGTGGTTGATTTATTCACATCAAGAAAGTATAATAACAGTATGAAGATATTAACGCTAGATAACGAGATGTATGAACTTGATCATTTACCCGAAGAGATAGATGATATGAGATTTGCTATATTAGACAATAGCAATCCGCAAGAGCCAGATTATCATTATATTCCGTTAATCTTTTTAGAAAGTTTTAATGCTCCTGCGTTGGTATTACGCATTGGCGAACACAGAATTCGTATGCCTGTAGACTGGCAATTACTAATTGGCGAACCAGACTTTGGTGATTTAGAAGTTATTCCACTGTCAGCATTAAACGATAGAGGATTCAAAGCATTTCAATTTAATCCATTAAGCAGTTTTAGACCTAGTTTTCTTGATGTAGAAATATTAGATGTGTATCAGGATGTCGCTTGGTTTGCTCCTAAACTTAAAAATGGTCAAATGTTATGCGTACCATTGGGCGATGGAAAAGAACCCGACTGTGTTTATTTTGTTAAAGATATCTCCCGGAACTGTGAAGTGGTTGATTATAACAAGGCATTTTAGTGGACAAGCTACACATTTCAAACGAAATGGCGCAATTTGATAAAAAAAATCGCGACTTTTACGACGAACTCAACGAGGACGAAAAGAAAAAGTTCTCCCCGTTTTTGATGATTCGCTATGGATCTTGTGTACAGGGATCCTCTGATTTACAACATTTTTATCTAATAGCAACTAACGAACGCTTAAACAAAAAGTTCTTTTCTATTCCAGGGTCAGCTGAACGCAATCATAAAAAGCTACAGTGGTTAGTGGCTACTACTGTAAGCCCTGACATAGGTACACAGCGACATAATTGGATTAGCACAAAGAAAAAAGAACCCGGAGCAGGCAGTATTAAAAAGCAATTAATGGAGTTATATCCACATATGAAAGATGACGAGATAGAACTAATGGCTGAACTTAATACTAAAAAAGACATTGATGCTTACTTAAAAGAGCTAGGGCAGGAGACTAAAAAATGATTTGGCCGTTTAAAAAAGAAAAGAAAGAAGTTAAAGTTCCAGAACTTAGTGAAATAATAATTGAAAATAAAAGATACAACCCACAAGCTGATATTACTCCGCAGGAAGTAGCATTGCTGCTACCGGTGTTTATGGCAACTTGGGGACTAAGCAAAAAGGAATGGATTAAAAAACATAATTTATCAAGGCATTTTGTCAAAGTAAATGATGATTGACGCCAACGCCATTGCCAAGTTAGGTACATTTAGCAAAACTGATATGAAGTATACTTGTCAATACTGTAAGAAAGACTTTGTCAAAGAAACTAGTTTGGCAATACATTCTTGCGAGCCACGCAAACGTCGACAAGAAAAAGAAGAAGCAGGTGTTAGATTAGGCTTCCACGCATACATTAAATTTTATGAGTTGACACAAGGCTCCGCTAAATTAAAAACATATGACGATTTTTGTGACAGTCCATACTACAAAGCCTTTGTAAAATTTGGAAGATATTGCGTAAGTATTAAAGCAATTAACCCTGCCCGCTTTACAGAATATGTGTTGAAACAAAATAAAAAAATAGATTATTGGACTAAAGATAGTGTTTACGAAGAATATTTACTATTTTATTTAAAAGTAGAGCGCATGGAAGACGCATTAACTCGCGCTATCGAACACGCAATTACGTGGGGCGAAGAGAAAGAAACACAGTCACAAGATTATTTGCGTTATGGCAATCATAACGCAATCGTATATGCTGTTACTAGTGGGCGCATTAGTCCGTGGGTGTTATATAATTGTGAGTCGGGTCAAAAGTTTTTAGAGGAAATATCATCTGAACACCGAGCAATGATTTGGCCATATATTGATCCAGATGCGTGGCAGAAGAAATTAAAAGAAGATCCTGCTAATAGGATAGAAGCACAAGAATTACTTAAACAGGCTGGATGGTAATGGAAAAAATAATAGTTATATTGCTGGTTTTATTTGGGATCAAACATTTTATATGTGATTTTTGGCTACAGTTTCCTTATATGATCAAAGACAAAGGCACTTATGGAGCTCCTGGAGGTCTAAGTCATGCCAGCATGCACGCAATTGGTACATTGGTTGTATTGTTTATAGCACTACCGTGGAATATTGGAGCCCACTATGCTGCTATTATACTTGCTGTCTTAGATGGTATTGTTCATTATCATATTGATTGGGTAAAAACTAATCTTACCAAAGGATACACTCCTGCCGATAGAGCATTTTGGATATTGTTAGGCGCCGATCAAGGCCTACATTATTTGACTTATATTGGAATTATTGCTATACTAGTATTATTATGAGCGCAGACATTGACTTAGACTTAGCTGATAGAGAGCAAATATTAAAACTGATTAGTGCTGTCCCAGCACGACAACATCATCAAGGGCAAGTTCGCAAACATAACTCAGGAGTGTACATCACCGATATTCCATATGATCCTGTAAATCAGTGTGCGGCAATAGACTATGAAGAAGCAGAACGGCGTGGTTATTTTAAAATTGACTTGTTGAATATGTCAGTATATCAACTCATAAAATCTCCCGAACAATATAAAGAAATGTTAGCAAAAGAACCACCGTGGGAAAGACTATGGACTGACCCCAAATGGGCCAAACAGTTAGTACATATTGGTAACTATACAGACTTACTAGCTAAAATGAAACCAGATAGTATTCCAAGAATGGCGGCTTTCATCGCTATTATTCGTCCGGGCAAAGCGCATTTACAAAATCAGCCGTGGGCAGAAGTGTTTAAAACTGTATGGGACGGAGACGATAGTAAAGGGTTTGTATTTAAGAAAAGTCATTCAATATCTTACAGCGCCTTGGTAGCGTTGCACATGAATTTACTCCATACGCCTAACTAAAGTAATAGATTTTCTCTTGCTTTTCTTGCGGGCCATATCGGATAAACTACAAACTGGGCCATGTAAAATTTCGAGATCTTTGTTGATAAAAGTACGAAGTGTTATTTTAAATGGATCCCAATCTTGCTTTAAAAAGATATTAATAGGTATGGATCTATTGCTTTCCCACCACCAAATATTGGCTAATTCCAGGAATTGTTTCTTATTGTCTAAGTTGTTAATACAGCCAAAATCGTAAATAGTTGTGATAATATCATCGCGATTTTGTATGATTCCTACATATTCTTGGGCGGCGTAAACACACAGCGTTATAAACGGGTATTTGTCAGTGAGTTTAGTAAAAATTTCTTCGTTCATTTATGTGGTGTGTTTGCAAGGGATATTTATGTTCCAAAAACTTATAGTAAAATATCGCTAAATAGTTGTATGAATAAATCTTGTAGCTCATGCGGAATATCAAAATCTTTAAGCGATTTTGTAAAAGGAAAAAATCAATGTAAATCCTGTAAAAGTGCATATAGGAAAGCATATTACGAAAAAAATAAAGAACAAGAGAATATTAAGTGCTGGATAAGAGCAAACCCTGGCAAAGACATTAGCGAAAAAGCTCAATATAAATCTTACGATAAATCCGGCACCCCTTGGCAGAAACGAAACATTGTTGAATATCGAGAATATCAACGCAATTATCAGGCAAACAAATTAAAAACAGATCCGTTATTCGCTTTAAAGAAAAGAGTTAGGCAGAATATTCGACGGGCCATCAATGCTGGCAAATTATCGAAAAAAACAAAAACTATCGAAATATTAGGATGTTCTTTTGATAATTTTTATACACATATAGAAAAACAGTTTAATAGCGGGATGTCGTGGGAAAATATGAATTTATGGGAAATTGACCATATTATTCCGTTATCTTGGGCTAAATCTGAAAAAGAGATTTTAATACTAAGTCGTTATTCCAATCTGCAACCCCTGTGGCAAATTGATAACCGTACCAAATCAAACAGATATGCTAGTTAGCTACCGAGTAAAAATGCATAAATATTTGTATGTATTCCACAGAAGTCTTTCTATACCAGCAACGAACTCAAGTCCTTTTGTTAGACTCAAGCGGGCAATACTTTTCTATGAGGTACAATCCTGTGTATTCTAAACGCCTAACTTTAAATCTTGGAGTCGACAATGTATTATTGTTTTCCTTTGTCAATCAGGACGAAAAGCCTGTAAATGTCAACGGCTGTACTTTTACCTTTCGCTTAACAAATACCGAAGGAACTTCTTTATTGCTTACTGAGCCAATGACTATTCTTAATGCGGCTACAGGTCAAGTCAAAGTTACTATTCCAGCTGAAGATACATGGGAATTAATTGCCCAGCCAGCCAGTTATTCTATTACTGTACAAAGCGGTAATCTTAATCAAGCAGTATTTACAAATGCCCAGTCTGGAGCCCGTGCTCCAATTGATATTGTAAACTCAGTATTGCCACAATTTATACCTTCTAGACCTTTGACAATTCCTACCACAGCATTGTCCTCACAGGTTAGTTTTGACGGAGCAGGATACGAAAATTTCCCAGGTTGGGCCGGTAGTTGGTATGCAGGCGGCACCGGAAGTTGGTATTGGAATTCATTGGCCAATACTGAATTTTATACAAGTTTTATCGAGCCTAAAAATTATATCACAACAGTACAAATGGATTTAGTTGGATATACAGGAACCATTAAAGGCCAGTGGGCACAAAATTATCAAAGTATTTGGTATAATATTACCGAGTCGACAACTTATTATAACGAAACAAAAACTATTTACATGAACATTGAAGGATGGTATCCGATACTTCGGTTAGGATTTAATAACTCACTTTTTGCTACACCAAACCAACCAGGAATTCCTGCTAGTGCTTATGCTACTTGTGAGAATGGTGTAGTCACTTCTATTGAAATTCAAAATGGCGGTTCTGGATACTTAGCACCTCCTAAGATAGATATTTTAGGCAATGGCGCTGGAGCAGAAGCCGAAGCAATTATGTCGGATACTTGGGGGCCAGACGAATACGGACCTGAAGGTGTTGGGTATGGAACGATTGTTGCCATAAATGTAATCAACGGCGGTTCTGGATATTGGCCAATTGCGTTAGGCCAAATCAATCCACAAGCATATCCAGTGCCACCACAGAACCAAGGCGCCCTAGTACTCATTTCAACTGGTTTTATTACCAATTTAATGTACCGTTAATAGTTGATTTCAACCAAATTTCATGTTATAATTAAGCATGATTGATGTAATCTCCTTTTTACCCGCAAAGCGAAAACAAACAAGTTCCGGTTGGATATCCTTCAATGCGCCTTGTTGTATTCATCGGGGCGACACACAAGATAAAAGACAGCGTGGTGGAATTAAAATAAATCCAGAAGGTTGGTCATATCATTGTTTTAATTGTCAGTATACAACTTCATTTACATTAGGTCGTGCGTTAACATACAAAGCTCGCAAATTGCTTGAGTGGTTAAATGTAGATACCATGACTATCGAGCATATAAATTTAGAAAGTTTGCGCCATCGCAGCATACATGGTATGTTAGAAGATCAAGCTAAACTAATTAAAAAAATTGAAATTGAATTTGAAGAAAAGGATTTACCAGCAGGGTTGGAATTACTGGATAAGGATAAGCATAAAGAACAATGGGCTTATCTTAAATCTAGAGCAGTTGATCCTACTAAGTATCCGTACATGGTGGATAGTGGTAAAGCTATACGCCCTAGGGTGGTAATACCTTTTACGCATAACCACCAAATTGTAGGCAATACTAGCAGGTTTTTAGACAATCGTGTACCCAAGTATTTGAATGATATGCAACCAGGATATGTATTTGGACAAGATTTACAACACGCAGATTGGCAGTATATAATTGTAGTTGAAGGAATTTTTGACGCATTATCTGTGGATGGCATGGCAGTTATGCACAATGATATAAATGCCGCACAAGCACAGCTAATTAAAAATTTACAGCGCGATGTTATTGTAGTTCCAGATCAAGACGAAGCTGGATTGAAATTGATAGCCCGTGCTATAGAATTAGGATGGGCAGTTAGTATTCCAATCTGGCCAGCAGGAATTAAAGATATCAATGATGCGGTAGTAAAATTAGGCAGAGTTGCAACTTTGCTAATTATATTACAGTCTAAAGAAACTAGTAAAATTAAAATTGAAATAAGGAAAATGCAACTTGCTAAACGATTACGGGATTGAAGTCCAAAAACTATTCTTAGAAATGATGCTACACGACGCCGAATCTTTTGTTCGTGTTCAAAATATTTATAATCCGGAAAACTTTGACCGTAATGTTAGGTCCGCGGCAGAGTTTATCAAAAAACACTATGAAGATCATGGTACACTTCCGGTATTACAACAAATTAATGCGGCCACAGGATCCAAACTTAATGAACTGCCAGAACTGCCAGACGGCAACTTAAATTGGTTTATGGAAGAATTTGAGAGTTTTACTAAACGCCAGGAATTAGAAAGAGCAATTTTAAAATCAGCAGACTTATTGGAAAAGGGTGATTTTGCTCCAGTAGAAAAATTAATTAAAGATGCGGTACAAATTAGTTTACAAAAAGACATGGGCACAGATTACTTTGCTGATCCCAGAGGTCGTAATGACAAATATTTTAATTCAGGCGGGCAAGTAAGTACAGGTTGGCCTAGTCTGGATAAGATTTTATATGGTGGATTTAGTCGCGGAGAACTTAATATCTTTGCTGGCGGATCTGGCTCGGGTAAATCTTTAGTTATGATGAATATTGCCTTAGGATGGTTGGAACAAGGATTGAGTGGTGTTTATGTTAGTTTAGAACTTAGTGAAGAACTCGTGGGCTTGCGTACTGATGCGATGCTATCTAATATGTCAACTAAAGAAATTCGCAAAGATTTAGAAACAGCAGAATTAAAGATTAAAATGTTTGGCAAAAAAGCTGGGCAATATCGAGTAAAATCATTACCAGCTCAAAGTAATATTAATGATGTTCGCGCATATTTAAAAGAAGTACAAGTACAAACAGGAATTAAAGTTGATTTTATTATGGTTGATTACTTGGACTTGTTAATGCCAGCTAGTGTTAAAGTTAATCCCAATGATCAGTTTATTAAAGACAAATATGTAGCGGAAGAATTGCGTAACTTGGCGCAAGAACTGGGAGTATTATTGGTGACAGCATCGCAATTAAATCGCGGAGCAGTTGAAGAAATTGAATTTGACCACAGTCATATTGCTGGCGGTATTAGTAAAATTAATACCGCAGATAATGTGTTTGGTATCTTTACAAGTCGTGCTATGAAAGAGCGTGGGCGTTATCAGTTACAATGTATGAAAACTCGTACAAGTAATGGAACTGGGCAAAAAGTTGAATTAGAATATAACATCGAAACTATGCGCATTACGGATTTACCCGAAGAAACCAGCCCAGTAAATTCGTTTAAAAAACCTAACATTTATGATAGTATTAAAACACAAAGTAAAGTAATTAATGTTGGATCTACAGACGAAGACATGGGCGAAACAAGCAAAATTACTGCGGATGTACAAAGTAGCAAATTAAAGGCATTATTAGGGCAAATTAAACAGAATTAATTCCAGACAACATACAATGAATTGTAATAAATAATAAAAAGGTTCTGGCAATTATGCAAAAGAAAACCCGTAGTTTATTAGAAGAATTAGATAGCTTATACACCGAGTATGACAACCGTCATATTATCGAAAATCGCGCCACCAATATTATCGATAGTGCTATACGTTTGTTAGAGCAAATCGACTCTACCTATAGTCCAGAGCAAGCAGAGAACCTTACACGCAAATTGATTAACGCTATTAAACTTCGCGACCCAGGCAAGTTTACTCGCACCGTAAGGAAAACTGATGCAAATTCATGAACTAACTAAACTTCAGCGTACCGACGAAGGATTACTTGATGGTGTCAAGTCTGCTATTCAAACAGTGAAAACTGGCGCATCCACTGGCGGACTCAAAGGTGTAGGCAAGGCTTTAGTAAGCCCACAAGCATATCAACAAGCACAAAATCAAGTTTATAAAAATAAAGCAGATAAAAATTTATCTGCCATACAAGCTAGAATGAACGCTGGCAAAAAGCCAGGTGACGAAGGGTATTGGATTGCTCCCGGGCAAAAAGGATACGATGCACAACAAGCGGCTAAACAATTAGCAAAAAATCCTAAAGCATCACAAAAAGTTAATCAGTATACAGTAGCATTTCAAAATACATTTGGCCCAGATATACAATATCAAACAAATCCAGATGCTGCTGAAAAAGTCGCACCGGTTGAACCAGTTAAATCTAATGGGTATAATACGCAAACGCAACAAAATATCTCAGCACAAAATAAACAAATGAGCCCATTGTCAGGAATTAAAGAAGCACCCGAATATACATCGCCGGGCGGCATTGTAATTCCTGGCGGTGCCAAGACAGCCGGATCAAGCGACCATTTACCATTATCAAAATTTAGTCAATGGGCAGACGCAAAAATACCTGAGTTAAAAGGCGCAGAACAAGATCCAGATTTAAAACCTGATGTAGATGCTATTGAAAAATCCACTGATGTAAAACAAGCCGCGCCGCTATTCAAAAAATTATTAACAAAGGCATTTTCTTCAGGTGGGCAAGGTGATACGCCTAGTACCGCAGGTACTCGTAATGGAAAAGGTATGCCAGCCGCTGACTTTATTGGCTTAATAAAACAACATGGTGTTGACGCAATGGTTAAGCAATTACAAAATGATCCTCCGTCTCGTCTCTCCGGCTCAGATACATTGGATAATTTCCTGAAAGCTGAAAGATTATTAGCAGAAGAATTAAAAGCATTTAAGGCAGGCAAATAATGGGCGGCAACGTATTTAAAACTGGCGAGAAGCAAGCCGCTACTCAGCGCATCAATCAAATAGATGTTAAGCCTACACTAGACTGGCTTGAGCAAATGCTTGATATTGATTTACAAAATAATACATTAGGTAGTACCGGTCGCAAACCTACTTCTGGCGACTTAGATGTTGCTGTTGATATTAATGAAATTACTCCAGAGCAATTAACCGCAGAACTAGTTCAATGGTGTAATAGTCACAAATTAAAACCCCAGGATTATATTAAAA